AAGCAAAGATTGCAAGGCTTGAGAAGTATAAAGATGCTTCTGATGCACTACAAGCTGGCGATGCTGAAGCAATTAGACGAGCGATCTGGGATGCAAAGACTTATAGACCAGATGGTATCGTTGATGCTAAATCTTTACTTGATTTAATCACCACACCCACACCCCCCGCTGATCATGACTACCCATTTCAAGGACTACAGCACAAGTTGCACGGTATTCGGTACGGAGAACTTGTTACCATTACTGCAGGATCTGGTACAGGAAAATCGAGCTTCTGTAGGGTGCTTGCAAGTCATCTTCTCAACCGACAAGAAAGGGTCGGTTACTTGGCACTTGAAGAATCTAACCGTAGGACAGCACTCGGCTTGATGTCAGCCCAACTAGGTAGACCCTATCACCTTGGAGAATATGAACGAACAGAACTCGAACACGCCTACAACAGTACTATTGCTAATTGGAATCTTTTTCTCTTCGATGGCTTTGGCAGTTATGACCCTGATACGATCTACAGTAGGATCGAATACCTTGCCTGTGGATTGGAGTGTCGTGTTATATTCCTCGATCATCTGAGTATATTACTTAGTGGTTTGGACGGAGACGAGAGGCGTATGATAGACGTGACAATGACCAAGTTACGCTCACTTGTTGAACGCACTGGCATAGTATTGTTTCTAGTATCGCACCTCAGACGTACACAATCAGACCAAAACCATGAGGAAGGAGCCCGTATTACTCTTGGACAACTCCGAGGATCTGCTGCGATTGCACAGCTGTCTGACACGGTTATTGCCCTTGAACGGGATCAACAGGATCCAAGCAAACGAGATACTACAACTGTTAGAGTCCTCAAGAATAGATATTCTGGGGAAGTTGGTATCGCCAACGAACTGACCTACGACCTACAAACATGCACCTTTGAAGAACGTGAAGCTACGCCCAACTTCGACCCAAGCACAGACTTCGGTTAATCTTGCTTTTGACATTGAAACAGATGGGATTGACTCTAGCTGTATTCATTGTGTTGTTACTCAAGACATAGACACAGGTTTAGTAACTGAGTACAACGATCAAGCATCCCCATACTCTAGTATTGCCAATGCTGCTAACGACCTAGACACTGCTGACAATATCATTTCACACAATGGTATTATGTTTGACATCCCACAAATTAAGAAACACTTTCCGTTTTTTAAAGGTGAAGCAAAGCATTGGGACACCCTTATACTTAGTAGGTTCTTTCATCCTGACCTATTAGATATAGACTTGAGACGTAAATGGCCTTACATGCCAGCCCGTCTGTATGGTTCACACAGTCTTGAAGCATATGGTTATAGACTACGCTGCTTTAAAGACGAGTTTGGTAAAACCTCTGACTGGAAAGACTGGTCACAAGAAATGCAGGATTACTGCAAAAAGGATGTAGCTATCTTATGTAAATTATGGACACATTTCCAGAAATCGCTGAAAGCGTTGTCTTAGAGCATCAGATAGCAGAGCTGATGAGTCAACAAAAGACTACAGGCTGGCCATTTGATGTAACAAAGGCACAGGAACTAGAGAACCAACTACTCACCGAGTTGGAAGGACTCAAGAAAAAGGCAGAAAACCTATGCCATTTCGTTCCACATAACTTGTTCACTCCAAAGAGAGATAACAAGAAACAAGGTTACTTTGCAGGTTGCGAGATGCAACGGCTAAAGGAATTTAATCCTAGTAGTAGAGAACACATAGCATGGTGGTTTACAACCTTTCAAAAGTGGAAGCCTACCAAACTCACACCGACTGGTAAAGCAGTCATTGATGAGACAGTTCTCAAAGAGATAGGAACAGAAGAGGCATTAGTATTTCTAAATATTCTGGTCATTCAGAAAAAGTTAGGAATGTTATCCCAAGGAACTAATGCTTGGTTAAAGTTGGTCAAGGATGGCAGACTTCACCACTCTTGCTTTATCGGTGCGGTGACACATCGAATGGCACATTCACATCCAAACCTGGCACAAGTCAGTAGTGATAAGGATTGCCGTGAATTATTTATCACCAACCCAGATTGGAAGCTAGTCGATAGCGACCTCGCTGGGATAGAATTAAGATTATTTGCTCACTACCTCCACAGATATGATGGTGGTAGATATGCAAAGATCTTATTAGAACAAGACATTCACCAAGTTAATGCAGATAAAATTGGGATCTCTCGCAGACAAGTTAAGACAATTACGTATTGCTTCTTGTATGGGGGTGGCAACCAAAAGCTTGGACTATCTTATGACCCAATGTTACCCCCAGAAGCTGCCAAGAAGAAGGGGGCAGAGATTAGGAGAGCTTACTTGGATGCTGTTGAAGGTCTCGAAGATTTGGTTAACGCTACTCGTAGAGTTGCTGAGAGAGGTAGCATACGTGCTATCGACAAACGCCAAATCATTGTGGACAAAGAACACAAAGCATTGAACTGCCTTTTACAAGGATCAGCAGCGGTCATCGCAAAGCGTTGGCTATTAATAACTCATCAGAATCTAGGTCATTTGACCCATGAGCGTTATGCTTTTGTCCATGATGAGCAAGTGTTAGGAGCACCCGCAGAAAATGCGGAGCAAGTTGCTGATGTATGTAAATTATCTGCACTATTAGCTGGTGAGTACTACAACATACGACTGCCGATTGAAGCTGATGCCCACATTGGTAACAACTGGCACGAGGTACACTAATGCTATTAATTGACTCTGATTTCCTAGCTTACAAGGCTGCACAAGCCTGTGAGATCGGTATAGATTTTGGAAATGATGTCATCATATCTCAGTCACAGTTCAGTGATGTTCTCAGAGTATTTGAGATGGAATTGAACAAGGTAACTAAGGCTATGATGGACGATGACTTTATACTATACTTTTCGAGCACCAAGAATTTTAGGAAGAAAATTTTTCCCGATTATAAGGGACATCGAAACAAGCGTAAGCCCCTTGGCTACAGACGTTTGATAAATCACTGTAAAGTACACTACAATTATTGTATACGTCCTGAGCTTGAAGCAGACGATGCCATTGGTATTGATGCAACAAGGTTTAGCGACCCTCAGAATATTGTAGTCAGTCCTGACAAGGACATGAAACAGATACCAAGTAACTTATGGAATCTAACTGATGATGTAATGGAAATTACTGTCGAAGATGGAGACCGTTGGCACTTAGTCCAGACACTTTCTGGAGACCCCACAGATGGGTACTCTGGTTGCCCTGGAATAGGAGTCAAGCGAGCAACAGAATTACTTGACAAAAACGAAAACCAATGGGAGGCTGTCACCAAAGCCTTTCGAGATAGAGGGTTATCAGACGATGACGCTTTACTCAACGCACGTCTAGCCAAGATCTTACGGCAAGAAGACTACGACCACACAAACTCACAACCAATTCTTTGGAATCCCACATGTTAAACGATTTGTTTCCACACCCTTTGATAGCTAGAACTGGTAGGATAGACAGCTGGATCAAGAATCCAGAAGGACGCTTACCTGTCAGCTGTACAGTATTTGTAGTTGAAGACAGTATCGAGGGTGATAATGGAATAGAAGCAAGCTGGCGTTTTGTTAGCCACGCTTTACGATACGGAGCAGGTGTTGCAGTACACCTCTCCAAACTTAGACCTAACGGTCACACTAATGAGAAAGGTCTCGTTGCAAGTGGCCCTGTATCATTTGGTAAAGTCTACTCTGCTCTTAATGAAACTCTTAGGAGGGGGGGAGTTTATAAAAATGGTGCATGCGTTTTGCATTTAGACCTTGACCACGCTGACATCTTAGAGTTCATTACAACACCAAGGCATGAATTACCTTGGGTTAAAAGGTGTGTTGATCTAACCCCAGAAATGTGGGAGAAGACACCCTATAAGAAAGAGTTACTAGAAGGAATTAAATCTGGTGACATCTGGTTGAACAAAATTAAACACCAATATGGAGAAAGAATCTACTCAAATGTCTGTCTTGAAGTTTACCTGCCCTCACGAGGCACGTGCTTGTTACAGCATGTCAATCTCGCTGCCTGTACTATCGGCAACTTACAAGAGGGTTTCGTTACAGCTATGTCCGAACTGTGTGATCTCCATGCACGGACAGGTGTTGGAGAATCTGGAGAATACCTTGCCCCATCACTTGACAGACAAGTGGGGCTTGGGATGCTCGGTCTTGCAAACCTCCTCAGAAGATACGGAATAACCTATGCAGACTTTGGTGAAGCATTAGCCAGAGTTAACTATGGTGTAGAGACTTCAGAAAATGATAGTCCTTTACCAGAAGATGCTCTTAAGATAGCCTTTGCTTTAAAGCGTGGTATCATAGCAGCATCTGATGTAGCACATTCACACGGTATGGATAGAGCTTTTGCTATAGCTCCTACTGCATCATGTAGCTACAACTCAAAAGACCTTGATGGGTTTACCGCCTGTCCAGAAATTGCACCTCCTATAGCTCGAAGCGTTGACCGTGATAGTGGTACGTTTGGAGTTACATCATATGATTATGGCGATGTGGAGATCGCCTCGGAAGTTGGCTGGGACGCATACAAGCGTGTAGCAGACGGCATTATGACAATGCTCCATAAGACTGGACTACTACACGGATACTCATTCAATTCATGGTCAGATGTTGTTACCTATGATGACAAGTTTATCCAAGAGTGGTTAGATAGTCCTCAAACATCTTTATACTACTCGCTTCAAGTCATGGGAGACACTCAAGATAAGTCTAGTGCATACGCTGCATTGGATGAAGAGGATGTTGACACTTACTTGAACGGTATACTCGAACCAATTAAGTGCATAGGTTGTGAAGAATGAACCCTTATGATAAGTTATTACACAGGAAAAGAAAGTGGACTCCCGTTAAACCAAGGGAGCCCTCCTTGACGGTAGTGAAGAAGCCATCTACCGTGCTTTGGCAATACGGCATATGGAGCTACCTGTGGGTACCTTCATTACGGAAACCCTTAGCAAAGAGATTCCCGAAACTGCTAGAACACTTCTCGAATCCAATGTAAAGGATGAAGAGAGACATGACCTCGCTCTAGGATATGTTGCAGAAGTCCACGGACTAGATGACAAGGCTGAGAGAGAGGCAAAGCTACTACGTGATGCGTGGATAGCTCACCCTGACCACACAATATTAAAAGCATTGGTAGCAGAACGTGCAATATTCTTTGTTATTTTACCTTTCAACCGCTTTTGTGGCGATGCTGCTCTTAGGACAGTATCGGCTGACATCTCCAGGGATGAACAGATCCACGTTGCTTGCAATAGTCTTGTATGTAGTGAGCTGGGCTTACGGCCTAGCCATTCTCTGGACAAACTTAGGAAAGCTACAATTAATTGGATCTTTGAACCATTAAAAACTACAGCTACTAACAGATATTTAAACAGAAAATTTTGGACTGATTCTAGTGATCGTCTAATGTATGAGGGTAAAGCCCCAGAACTTTCTGACACTAAGCGAGGCAGGATGCCCGCATTTTTTGAGCATGCAAACACCAACTTACCACAGTACTCTTGACTGGGGACGGATCGAGAGGATCATTGATGAACTCGACCAGCAGTTTCCAGATAAGTTTCCAGACCATAACCTATCAGAGAAAGCAATATCTTATAGGGCTGGTCAATTATCAATCATAAGATTATTAAAAAATAAAATCAAAGGAGAATAACTATGTGTGTCCCTCAATTATTTGGCGGTGGTAGGCAAGCTCCACCACCCCCACCAGTACCAGCCCCACCAACTCCACCACCAGCTCCACAACAGCCACAGCAAGCCCCCACTCCTCCTCCAGAAGCTCCTACACCTACACCTGTTTCAGAAGATGAGACAAAGAGAAAGGCTAAAGTAAGAGCTAAGAAGAGACCTGAGAAAGGTAGAGGACAAAAAGGAACTCAATCCTTACAGACTCCAAAGCCTGAGAAAGGTGGACTACAAGGGCCAAGCACAGGACAAGGAACTAATACTGGACAAACATGAAGAACGCACGGCAACGATACAACGAGCTATCGAGTCACCGTGAACAATTCTTAAATGTTGCTTATCAATGTGCAGAGTTAACTATACCTACGTTGTTAATGAGAAACGAAGGTGATACATTGTACAATGATTTCGCAACCCCTTGGCAATCAGTCGGAGCAAAAGGAGTTACCACGCTGAGTTCAAAACTTATGCTGGGACTCCTTCCTCCTTCTACAAGTTTCTTTAAACTACAGTTAGATGATTCAAAGTTAGGTGTAGAAATACCACCCGAAGCAAAGAGTGAATTAGATCTTAGTTTTGCAAAGATAGAACGTATGATAATGGAGAGCATAGCTGCCTCCACAGATAGGGTTCAAATTTTTGCAGCATTAAAACACCTTGTTGTTACAGGTAACGCTTTGTTATTTATGCACAAGGATGGTATGAAAGTTTATCCGCTCAATCGTTATGTAGTCGAAAGAGATGGCAATGGGGATGTAATAGAGATAGTAACAAAAGAAAGAGTTAGTAGAAAATTATTAGGTTTACCAGAAGAGGATGTAGTAAACAAACCTAATGATGATTCTAAAGGTGACGCTAAAGGAACAAAAGATGTAGATGTTTATACATGTGTAAAACTTATTGACAACGGATGGCGTTGGCATCAAGAAGCTCAAGATCAAATCCTAAAAGACAGTGTAGGTAAAGCTCCAAAGGACAAGACCCCCTGGCTACCACTGCGTTTTGTAACAGTGGACGGAGAAGATTACGGTCGTTCTAGAGTTGAAGAATTTCTTGGGGATTTGAAATCTTTAGAAGCATTGATGCAAGCGATAGTTGAAGGTAGTGCAGCAGCAGCAAAAGTTGTGTTTACTGTATCACCCTCTTCAGTTACCAAGCCAGCTTCATTAGCTAATGCAGGTAACGGTGCTATCATACAGGGCAGACCTGACGATGTAGGTGTTGTACAAGTAGGTAAAACTGCTGACTTCCAGACAGCATATCAGATGGTTAACATGTTAGAGAAGAGATTAGCTGAGGCTTTCCTTGTCTTACAAGTACGTCAATCAGAACGCACCACAGCAGAAGAAGTAAGAATGACACAGATGGAGTTAGAGCGTCAGCTTGGCGGTCTCTTCAGTTTGTTAACAGCAGAATTTCTTATACCTTATCTTAAACGTAAGATGCACACCCTTACTAGATCAAAACAAATACCTAGTGTACCAGCTGGTTTAGTAAAACCAACTATTGTAGCAGGTATAAATGCTTTAGGTAGAGGACAGGATAGAGATTCACTTATACAATTTATAACTACGATTGCTCAAACAATGGGTCCAGAAGCTTTGGCTCAATACATGAATCCTGACGAGGCTATTAAACGTCTTGCAGCTGCACAAGGTATAGACATACTAAATCTTGTTAAGAGCGTAGAGGAGCGTAACCAAGAGCAGCAACAAGCTATGCAAGCACAACAGATGCAATCCCTAA